GAGGATTGGTCCGTCCGGTTCGGTGTTCCCAGGGAAGGCGTTGCCGGCGTGATCGCGTCCCTGTCCCCGCAGAAGGACTGGTATCAGAACGTCAAACTTGCGGAGCGTGTGTTCGAGGTCGTCCGTGACAGGAAGGACGAACGCTTCTCCGGAAAGATCGAGGAATGGGCGAAGACCAAGATGACATCGGGCAAATCCCCGAAGCGTCTGGTGCAGGACAAGGTGATCGCCGGGATGTCCGGAAAGCGGTTCTCGGAGTTGTCAGACTACGAGAAGGCGGTGTTTGTCCGTGCCTTTGACGAGACCAACAACACCAGGACGTACCCAATCGTGTCGCCGGAAGGCAAGATGCTCGACATTGCCAGGAAGGCAAACGGCAAACCGTCGAAGTATGCTTGGGGCGACTTCAACTCAATCGCAAAGGCGGTCAGGATCGCCGAGAATCCGACCCGACAGAACATTTCGGATTCGTTGGGGTACGAGCACAAGGTCCGGTCGTTTTACGACAACATCCTGCTCCCAAACAACCCGGAGCACGGCGACGTCACCATCGACACCCACGCCGTCGCCGCGGCCCTCATGCTTCCGCTGGCGGGATCCGACACCTACGTGGCGCACAACTTTGGCCAAGGTGTTCCCGGAAGCAGCGTGTACGGAACCAGCGGCACGTATGGCATCTACGCCGACGCCTACCGTCTTGCGGCCAAGGAGCGCGGTCTTCTGCCCCGCGAGATGCAGTCGATCACATGGGAGGCGATTCGTGGCCTGTTCACGCCGGAGTTCAAGACGGCGGAGAACAAGAAGCTGGTAAAAAACATCTGGAAGGAGTACAAATCCGGAAAGGCAACCATCGATGAAACAAGGCAACGCATCGTCGACTCGGCAGGCGGTATCCGGAACCCAAGCTGGTACGGATCCGGTGGTGGAGCAGCTGCGGAAGCTGGGTCTGCCGTTGACCCGCGCCAACTACCTGTCGCTGGCGATCTGGGACGACCGGGAGCCGACCCCCGAGGAGGAGGCGCAGTTTCCCGAGGCCGTCCGCAGGAAGTAGCCTCCCAACGCTTCATGCCCTCCGACACCGACTACCTGTCGGCGGTGCAGAAGGGCGACACCAAGGCAGCGCAGCGAATGGTGGATGAGGCCCAGCGCATCATCCGCAGGAAGGGGGCTTCCCGATGAGCTACGGGGCCTCCACGAGCGCGTCGCTGGTCAACCAACTCAGGAGCGACATCGATTCCCTGGTGCTCAGGATCGCCACCCTGCAGGACCAGAAAAACACCGGCGTCAACGGCGGCGCCTCGGTCGCAGGGGTGTGGACCACACGCGCCCTGAACGCCATCCACAGTGACCCCTACGACGTCATCACGAGCCTCTCTGGCAACCTTTTCACGGTCGAGGCGGGCGAGTACCAGATCCGCGTCATCACCCCGTTCCACGCGACCCTGGGCACGCGCACGCGCATCTGGGACGTGACCAACGACGTGCTGGTAGGCTACTCGGTGAGCACCTACGTTTTTAACCAGACCAACGTCTACCTTTACCAGACCGAGCGGATCCAGCCGCACAAAACGACCACCTACCGGCTCGACTACTACACCGAGCAGGCCAAGTCGGACGGCCTCGGGATCGCAACCAACACCGGGGACATCGAGGTCTACACCGTGCTGGACGTCGTGGACCTCCACATCAGGACGTCGACGACATGACCACCTCCCAACTCCGGTACCGCAGCAAATCCAACCCGGACCTGGTGGTGCTGGTGCTCGACATGTCCGCCACCCTGCGCTTGGGGCAGACGAAATGGACCGGCATGATCGTCTACCAGGATCCGGACGGATCCACACACGTCCGCACGCAGGCCGAGTTCTCCCTCAAGTTCGCATTTGTGAACGAGAATCTGTAGATTTCTACAGATTTCTGTAGACGACCCGAGGGGTTTGGTGGCAGGGTCTTGGTGTCGAAAGAAACACCAACACCAACACCATGAAATACATAAACGAAAACCAGAGCCGCAATGACGCGGCCCTGTTTGCAGAAATATCCTCCCATGAGGCCGCAATTGCGGCCTCGCATCAGGCTCGAATTGAGGCCGCAATTGCGGCCGGTGGACCCATCCCGGACGGGTGGGAGTTTGAATCCTCAATAGTTGAGGATCTCCCTAGGTGGGCCAGAAGGGTTGGTGCCGTGCCGGCCATCATCGGCTGGTCGGCACGCAAGCCGCATACTGTCGGGGACAGGGTTGGCCATTTGCGGATGTCCTCCCGCAGTGGCACTCGGACGGAGAACGGGTTTGAGGAAAGCGCCCAATCCCGCGATTTGCGGCTGGAGGCGTTGACTGCGATGGCCGATGCGGCCGAAAAGCGCGACATCACCGACACGGTGATTTCCGACTATGGATCACGCGGCGACTACGGTTTTGTGGTTGCTCAGGAGGCCGTCGTTGACGGCGTCGTGATCGCTCGCCGCAGGTCGAATGGGACCGGCGGGTTTTACGGATGGGAATTCGGTTACTGAAGTGACCTGACACGCGCCCCAGCTGCGGCTTGGGCGAAGTCAGGACACAACAAATCAAACCCATTCCCATTTCCACGATGACATTCCAACAGGCTTGCAAGCGTGCGTCCGAATTGGCGCGGAAGACACAGACTTGGCGTTACGTTTTCCTTGACGACGACGAGTACGAAACGGGAACCGATTTCGACTGCGAAACATGGTTTGCCGGGTCCGAATCGCTGGCGGTATTCGGTCCGGATGGGAATCCCGCGTGACCTGACACGCGCCCCGGCTGCGGCTTGGGCGAAGTCGGTTTACGAAACCAAAACCACACTATGACCACCACCAACATCTCCGAAATCCTCGCCAAGATTCCGAGCCTCAAAACCGTAGAGGAAGTCATTGCCGCCTACGAGGCGGCAGTTTCTGAGTACAAGTCTCTGGCCCTAAACGCCGACGCGCAGGCCACCTATCAAGCCGCCAGCGGTCTGATGCCGGCGGTTGAGGATGCTTGGTACATCCGGCTTTGCGAGTTTGGATCAGTGGTCGTTGTCGAGCTCTATGAGGCGAGGATTGCCGCTGCCCGCGGTTGCTGACCACCCCATTGCCTCCTCCTGACACCATGAATGCCGACGTCATCTCAGCCATCCAGCAGTCCCTGGCTCCTCAAATCGTCGACGAGGCTGACCCATTTCTCGTCCTCCGCGAACTGCGGGAGAACACCGCCAACACGGCGGTGGGACACGCAGTGATCGAGGACGGGATCCTCGTCTACGGCCAGCAGTGGCAGGACGACATCGGGGGCTTCCGCGGGTTCTCCTTCCTCATCCGGAGGCCGGTATGGACCTGATCCTGATGGTCATCTCCTTTGCGGTGGGAGCCCTCATTGCCATCGCCATCGGCATGAGCTCCATGCGCCGGGCCCAGAGGGATCTGCAGCGCATCATCGACCAGATCGAGGAGGAGCGGAAAAAGTGAATCATGAAGAAAACCATATTGGTCTCCCCGGAGACCCACGCCGCCCTGCAGGACCACTGCAAGAAGGCGGGCACCAAGATCCAAGCAGCCGCAGAGGCTGCAGTACTGCAATACCTCAAAAGGAAGGCGACCACCAAGTGAGAGGCATACTTGCCATCGACCCCGGAGCCAGCGGCGGTGTTGCGCTGCTCCACCCCAACGGGACCATCCTGCTGTATCCGATGCCCAAAACCGAGGGCGACACCAGAGACCTGGTGTTGGACCTCACGCGACTCTGCGAGGTCGCTTGGATCGAGGAGGTCGGTGGCTTTGTTGCCGGACGTCCGGCGCCTGGGTCGGCGATGTTCAACTTCGGCCGCAACGTCGGCTTCCTCCACGGCCTGCTGGCGGGCGCCAAGGTGCCGGTGCGGACGGTGCGCCCCCAGGAATGGCAGAAGGCCCTCGGGTGCGGCAACGCGAAGGCGCACGGCACCCGATGGAAGCAACACCTCAAGGGCATCGCACAACGGTTGCACCCGAACCTGTGCATCACCCTCAAGACCGCGGACGCGCTGCTCATCCTGGAGCACGCGATCCGACAGAAGGATGGCCGAGGATGAGCACCCTCCACACCTACGGAGACGTCAGGCGTCGGGATGGGATGCGGTTTGTTCAGTATAGGAAGAACCGCGCTGGTACCGGGTGCATCGAGACCTGGTTGTCGGCGGAGGCGTGGGACCGAAACAACACCCGGCGGCTGCAACGCAACCGGGAATACAAGCAGCGCAAAAGGAAGGAGAACAAATGAAGGACAAAAAAAAGACAGCGGAAGAGCGGTTTGCGGGCGTGCGGCAGGATCTGGACAACGGCTGGTTCACTCGCCGTGAGATCTGCCTGCGCCGTGGCGTGTCTAGCGCCACGATCTGGAGAATCTCCAAGGGCACCCAGGTCAAGGGAGGTGTGTGGTGAGAAACTCATTCCTGAGTCTGTGGCTCAACACGCGCTTGCTCTTCGTCGACACCCGGAACCGGCGGCGCCCTTTGGTGCCGGCACTGCTGCGCTCTCGGGCGCTCAGGAGGGTCGCATGATGACCGACCGCGAGGAACGTCGGCACATCAACGTGCTGACCCGCGAGGCGGGCATTCAGGTGCAGCGCGGCGCGGACGGGTGGACGGCTCACTGCGTCAAGGGCGGTGTGCGGATCGAGGGCAATGGCAAGACGAAGCGGGCGGCGTATAGGAAGATCATGGAGGTACTCAAGTGAGCAAGAATATCAACGACGGCGACGTCCTCCGTCTCGCCGCCAACGAGTCCATCATCAGCGCCGTGCTCAAGTGGGCTCATGCCAACGGGCGGAGGCTGACCAAAGCGGACCTAGAGCGCATGGGCGCTGGGGTCGATGCGATGGTCGCGGAAAATGAGCGCCTGACCAAGGAGCGGGATGACGCGCTTGCCCTGCTAGGTTGCTACAAGCTGGACAAGGATGATCTCAAAGCCCGCGTTCGCCAACTTGAATCCGAATGGTCCGGCTGGCCTGCGCTGCAACGGGAGTGGTTTGCCGACAAATACGCAGCCATGCAGCCGTGGGACGCGGTGCGGGCGCGCATTGAGTACAGCGAGGCCCGCGTGAAGCGGCTGGAGGAGGCGGGGGATGAGGCGAGGGCGCACGTCGAACGGCTTCAGGAGACGGTCACATACGCCAATGGGGTGCATGTTAATCAGAGTCTAATCATTGAACAGCTTCGCGCCCGCGTGAAGCGGCTGGAGCAGGCGGGGGATGAATTATTGGCCGCACTGCAAGACGATTGGTCGGAGTATATTGAATGGATCAACGAAAGCACTGATGCAGTCGGTAAATGGAAACGAGCCAAGGAGGCCAAGCCGTGAAGTATAAACCACCACAGCCGCAGTCGTATTCCGCCGAGACTGCCGCGTTGTTAACTCGTCTCAAAGACCGCATCCAGCGGTTGGAGGAGGCGCTCGACTTGGTGCGACCTCACTGCACATCAGTTCATCACTCCAAAAAACATCAACACGCATACGACCAACCATGTCCGGTGGTTGCGTTGATTAAGGAAGCCAAGGAGGCCAAGCCGTGACCGACCACACCCCCACCGAGGAACTGGTTGCCAAGCACGACCCAGTGAACCACCCGAAGCACTACACGGGACACCCCAGCGGCGTGGAGTGCATCCAGATCACGGAGCACATGGGGTTCTGTCTCGGGAACGCCGTGAAGTACATATGGCGAGCAGACCTCAAGAACGATGCCGTTGAAGACCTGAAGAAGGCTGAATGGTACATCCGTCGGGAGATTGAGCGCCGGGAGGCCAAGCCGTGAGCGACCACCAATGCACCCCAAAGGAAACGGTTGTCGGCTTTTGGCGCGACTGCGCGGTCTGCGGGAAGGAGATCGAGCCGGTGTCCTGTAAAGCATGCGACGGAACCGGGGCTGAGTTTGGCAGCCTGCACACCAGCCGGGAATGCCGACGCTGCAAGGGAACCGGCGTGCGGCGTTGGAAGGAGGCCACGCCGTGAGCACCGCCCACGACGACTGGGATCGCCCCAGGACACCCCGATACTACGCCTGCTCCGACGGATTCTGCGGGGCCGACGACTGCAAGCGGTGCAGA